ACGCCCGGTTTAAAACTTACGGTTGTGGCTCGGCGATCGCTAGTTCGAGTCTTATCACTGAATGGGTCAAAGGGAAAACGCTGGACGAAGCAGGAAGCATTAAGAACAGCCAAATTGCTGAAGAGCTGGCGCTCCCGCCCGTCAAAATACATTGTAGCATACTCGCCGAAGATGCTATCAAAGCTGCAATAAAAGATTATCAAGAAAAAGGAAAATTAAATGAAACAACGCAGTTACACGCAGGAAACAGTACAGAAGCTATCCGAGCACTAGAACAAGCAGTAAATAATTTATAAAATGATCCATGTAACTCCTCGAGCCGCTAGTCGAATTGCCACCAACCTTGATCGCAGAGGTCGAGGTATTGGCATACGCATTGGTGTCCGAACTACCGGTTGCTCAGGGCTGGCTTATGTGTTAGAATATGTAGATAGTCCCACAGAATCAGATTTAATATTTGATTCCGAAGGTTTTAAAATTGCAATAGATCCTAAAGATCTTCCTATCTTGGATGAACTTACTGTGGACTATGTACGTCAAGGCCTAAATGAAGGCTTTGAATTTATCAATGCCCTTGAAAAAGACCGTTGCGGTTGCGGCGAATCATTTAGAATATAATGCTTATACAACGATACGACTACACACCCTGTGATAGAGAAACTATAAACGGGAAGAGACACTATTGTCTTCCAGACGGTAGTCGAGTCCCGAGTGTAACTACAATCCTAGATCGTACTAAAAGTAAAGAAAGCCGCGATGCACTTGATCGTTGGAAAAAATCTGTGGGTGTGGAACGTGCCCAACAAATTACCACCGAAGCCGCAAATCGCGGAACACGTATGCACAGCTATCTTGAGCATTATGTTAAGACCGGTGACATGCGAGAACTGCCCACAAATCCTTTTGCACAACCAAGTTGGTACATGGCTGCACAGGTTATCCTAGAGGGATTCGAAAAGATCAACGAAGTCTGGGGAGTTGAAGTTCCTGTTTATTATAGTGGGTTATATGCTGGCACTACCGACAGTGTAGGAGTACACAATGGTGCTCCTGCTATTATGGATTACAAACAGAGTAATAAAGTTAAAAAACGCGAGTATATTACCGATTACTTTATACAGTTAGCCGCATACGCACAGGCACACAACAGCATGCACGGAACCGACATCCGCAAGGGGGTGATTCTTATGTGTTGTCAGCCTAAAGAGCTCGAACCGGGGGTATTTGAGACGCCTAAATACCTTGAATTTGTGCTTGAAGGCACAGAGTTTGATCACTATGTCAATGAGTGGAACAAGAGAGTTGAGCTATACTATCTAATATCGTAATGGAAAAAATAGAATTTGAACATTTAGATTTACCAATTATCAGGAGTTGTAATTTAGCCTGTGCTGGGTGCATGACATATAGCGATCATAAAAATATTAAAGGTATAGTTAATATCAATGAAAGTCTGGATTGGTTACAATTTTGGTCAAAAAGAATAAAACCAAAATCAATTACATTATTTGGTGGTGAACCACTGTTACATCCTAATTTTGTTGAATGGGTCTCTACAATTAAAAGATTCTGGCCAGATTCTGGAGTAAATGTCAATACAAATGGATATTACCTTGATCGTATCTATACTAAAATACCTGAACTGTTTAATGCCTCAATGACATTGAGCATGATTATCAGCATACAAACCGGTACAGAGCCGTACTTAACTCAAACTTATAAAAACATAGAAATATTTAAGCAAAAAGTTTTAGAATATTATCAATCATTACCAACTACCAAATCAGTAGAATGGGAATTTTGGTTAGACGAATCGGAAATAAATTTTAAAAAATGGTACCGTATAATACTGAATGGCATTCGTATTGGAGTAGGATTTGGGATCTGCGAACAATATAAATTGTCGTGGGTAACACATTATACTGGCCAAGGAGAAACTATGCGTCCGGTGTACGATTACAATTATACTCAACATACAGAAAACTATTCAAGATGCCATGTTAAAAGTTTTATTAATTTATATCGCGGACGTATGTATAAGTGTCCTCCAACTGCGGTACTAGAGCATACATTAAACACTTTTAATATACAAAACTTGCCAGAATGGGCTCCTTACGTTACCGGATACAACACCGTGGGAATAGAAAGCACCGATCAAGAAATCAATGATTGGTTTACTCGTCAAAAAGAACCAGAAAAAATATGCAATATGTGCGGCCTAAGTGGCGAAAACGCAAAAATTATTACAGCGGAACAACGCAGTCACGAACTTAAAGTTCATTGGCACTACAATTTGCAAACGCTAAATACTTAACTAACATCAGGACAGTTTAAGTAATGGCAATAGTACAAATTTCAAAGATACAACAAAGGCGCGGGCTCAATCAAGACTTGCCTGCCCTGTCCTCAGCTGAGCTGGCGTGGAGTATAGATACTCGTCAGTTATATATTGGTAATGGTACCGCACAGGAAGGTGCACCCACTGAAGGTGTAACCGAGATCCTAACACAGCATTCTCTAACAAATTTTACCAATAATTTTACAAGTAATTTTGCTGCACTAACAGGTAATGTATCTGGTATTATATCGCAACTTTCTTATCTAGGCGTTCCGCAACAGGCTGCCTTAGGCTCAAATTCTTCTGGGGTTTTTCTAAATGTAACTCAACCTAACGCATTAATGAAATATACATTCCAACAAGGAACTAGCCACCGTACAGGTAGCTTTATATTAAATTACTATCCTAACAATGGTACTGTCAGTTTCAGTGAAGAATACGACTCAACCGGTGATACAGATTTAGTATTTACAGCCAATGCTGGGACCGGTAGTGCCAATATACTTTATTCAACAGTCACCGCAACCACAGTAACATACACAGTAGAATATTTGGTATAAAATAAATGTGGAAACTTGATACCGGTGAGCGGATAGCTCACTGGCGTGCCTTTCGAAAAACTTTAGATACTTTAACCTTAGACGCAGCCTTAGCAGAAACGGCTGATTTTTGGCACGGATGTCCGTTCCATCCTTTTTATCTGGATCCAGATAAACCCGACACATGGCCCACACCTTGGGAATTAATTGCAGAAAATTATTATTGTGATCTTGCTAAAACTCTGGGAATACTATATACTGTATGTTTTACAGAGCATAAGAAAGAGCTTGATCCCGAAATAAGAGTATATTATGATGCTGAAAGCCAGCACACTTTTAATTTAGCTGTTTTTGCTCAAGGGAAATATGTGCTTAATTTCCGCGACACTCCAGTTGTAAATATTACATCAATAAATAAAAACTTAATACTAAAACAATGTTACAGCAGTAAAGAATTAAAACTAGAAGAATATTAGAGGAATCAATGACACAAATTCAAGTTACAAAAAGAGAAGGTCACAGAGAGGACCTTGATTTAGAAAAACTACATCGAGTGGTATTCTGGGCCACGCAGGGAATTACCGGAGTCAGTGCCAGTGAAGTAGAAATAAAAAGTCACATACAGTTTTACAATGGAATTAAAACCACAGATATACAAGAAACTCTTATTAAATCAGCTGCTGATTTAATATCTGAGGAAACACCAAATTATCAATATGTAGCTGGTAGATTAATTAACTATCACCTACGCAAACAAGTTTACAACGATTACACACCCTGGAAACTGTCCTGGTTGGTTAAACACAATGTTGGTCTAGGATTTTACGATGATGGATTATTAAATGCCTATACCCCAGAAGAATGGGATATTTTAGACAGTTACATCGACCACGACCGTGATGAAAATTTTACCTATGTGGCCATGGAACAATGGCGTGGTAAGTATCTTGTACAAAATCGTGTTACCGGAGAAATATTTGAAACTCCACAAATGGCCTATATGCTGATTGCGGCCACACTATTCCAATCGTATCCCGGTGAAACAAGGTTACGTTGGGTAAAGGATTATTATGATGCTACTAGCCTTGGTGATATTAGTCTGCCTACTCCCGTTATGGCCGGCGTTCGTACCCCGCAAAAACAATTCTCAAGTTGTGTTCTTATTGAAGCAGATGATTCCCTTGACAGTATTAATGCTACTGCTAGTAGCATTGTTAAATATGTTAGTCAAAAGGCTGGCATAGGCATCGGCGCTGGACGTATCCGTGCTCTTGGATCGCCAATACGCAACGGTGATGCATACCACACCGGCGTGGTTCCTTTTTATAAACTGTTCCAAAGTGCCACTCGCAGTTGTAGTCAAGGTGGTGTACGCAATGGCGCAGCAACTCTTTACTATCCCCTATGGCACTTAGAAATCGAAGACCTACTGGTATTAAAAAACAACAAAGGCACAGAAGATAATCGTGTACGTCACATGGATTACGGGGTCCAATTTAACAAATTAATGTACGAAAGACTCATCCAAGGTGGCGATATTACCTGTTTTAGTCCCCACGATGTGCCGGAAATGTACGAAGCGTTCTTTAACGACCAAGAGCGTTTTAAGGAATTATATGAACGTGCCGAACGTAATACAAAATTACGTAAAAAAACATTCAAAGCTTCAGATCTGTTTAGTCGTTTTATGCAAGAGCGTAAAGATACAGGACGTATCTACTTACAGAACGTGGACCACGCAAACACTCACAGCCCCTTTAACGAACGTGTAGCACCTGTTAAAATGAGTAACCTTTGCTGTGAGATTGATTTGCCTACGGTACCACTCAAGGATGTCAACGACGAACTTGGTCGTATTGCCCTGTGTACATTAAGTGCTATCAACTGGGGTAATGTAAAAAGTCCTCAAGATTTCCAAAAACCCTGTGAGCTGGCCGTGCGTGGCCTAGACGCACTATTAAGTTATCAAGGTTATCCTATTCGTGCTGCTGAGTTGGCCACCGAAGAATTCCGTCCACTGGGAGTGGGTATTATTAACTTTGCCTACTTCTTGGCCAAGAATGATGTTGGTTACAGTGATCCTCGAGCATTGGCCTTAGTAGATGAGTATGCCGAAGCATGGTCGTATTACCTATTAAAAGCCTCAGCTGATCTCGCCGTTGAACAAGGTGCTTGTGGTCGTTGGCAAGATTTAAAATCGGCCAATGGCATACTGCCAATCGACACACGCAAAATAGAAATTGATGAATTAGTAGCACACCAAGAACGTATGCCTTGGGCAGAACTACGTGAGCAAGTAAAACAAACTGGTCAGCGTAATGCTACCCTTATGGCTCTAATGCCTGCGGAAACATCGGCACAGATTGCCAATGCTACCAATGGAATAGAACCCCCTCGCAGTCACGTAAGCATTAAACAAAGTAAACACGGTGTACTGAAACAGGTAGTACCAGAGTTTCGTAGACTTAAAAACAAATATGAGTTATTGTGGGATCAACAATCGCCAGAAGGTTACTTGAAACTGTGTGCCGTGCTACAAAAATATATAGATCAAGGTATTAGTGTTAATACAAGTTATAATCCACATTTTTATGCGGATGAAAAAATTCCTATGAGCGAAATGTTACAACACCTGCTTATGTGTTACAAATATGGAACTAAACAACTTTATTATTTTAACACCAACGATGGCCAAGGCGAAATTGACATCGACAAGTTAGGTAGTAAACAAACAGAATTAGAACCAACGGCAGACGATGCCGACTGTGATAGTTGTGTAATATAAGGACTAAACAATGAGCGTATTTAATATTAAAAAAGTAAACCACACCCAGTCCTTGGCATTTCTAGACACAGCTGGTACCCCGGCAGTACAAAGATATGATGTATTAAAGTATCGTCAATTTGACAAACTGACAGACAAGCAATTAGGTTTCTTCTGGCGTCCGGAAGAGATAGACGTCGTGCGTGATGCCAAAGACTTTAAGGAACTGACCGAGTTTGAAAAGCATATCTTTACCAGCAACTTAAAAAGACAAATCTTATTAGACTCAGTGCAGGGTCGTAGTCCTAACTTGGCTTTCTTGCCTCTCGCCACCATCCCTGAATTAGAAACATGGATTGAGACCTGGGCATTTAACGAAACTATTCATAGCCGTAGTTATACACACATTATTCGTAATGTCTATAGTGATCCAAGTGCGGTATTTGATGAGTTATTGGACCTAGATGAAATTGTTGCCTGTGCTCGAGATATCAGTCGATACTACGATGACCTAATTGAATATGGCACATGGTATCGTATGTTAGGAGTCGGTACACACTTGGTCAATGGTCAAGAAATTGTTGTGGATATGTATCAACTTAAAAAGAAGTTGTGGTTAGCATTAAACTCTGTTAATGCACTAGAAGGTATTCGCTTCTATGTTAGTTTTGCCTGTAGCTGGGCATTTGCAGAATTGAAGAAGATGGAAGGCAATGCTAAAATTATTAAACTCATAGCCCGAGATGAAAATGTACACTTAGGGTCTACACAAACCTTGCTTAAATTACTTCCACAAGATGACCCAGACTATGCCTTAATAAAAGTTGAGACCAAACTCGAGTGCGAGCAGATATTCCTAGCTGCTGCAGCACAAGAAAAATCCTGGGCCAAATATTTGTTCAAAGATGGAAGCATGATTGGTCTCAATGAAGTATTATTAAATCAGTACGTTGATTGGCTTACCTGTAAACGTATGACCGCAGTTGGTCTAGATTGCGGCATAAAACCTGGAGCAAGTAACCCACTGCCCTGGACACAAAAATGGATAGCTGGTGCAGAAGTACAGGTAGCACCACAAGAAACAGAAATTACCACTTATGTAGTCGGTGGCACACGACAAGACGTAGATAACAACACATTCAAAGGATTTAGTTTATGATAACAGTATATTCCAAAAACAACTGCCCCTATTGCGAACAAGCAAAAGGTCTGCTAAAATTAAAAGGCATCGATTTTAAAGTAGTAAAAATAGACGAAGACTCAGCGGCACGTGAGTTTATGCTCAGTGAAGGACATAGAACTGTTCCACAGATTTATCAAGATGGTAAATTATTAGTAGAAGGTGGTTATACTGGGTTGGCAAAACAATCACCAGAGTTTTTCAATCAATTAAAAGGATAATATGTTAATTTCAAAAAGTAGCTCCATTGGAGATATTACCAGTTTCAAACTAACCAACGGCGATGAAGTGATTGCTCGAATTGTAGACATTACAAACGATGCTTATACCTTGAGTAAACCTTGTTTGGTTGTTCCCGGTCAGCAGGGTATTGGACTACTGCCACAGGCCATGTTCAGCGTTGATCCAGATACCAGTGTAGAAGTAGGTCGTCAACACATTATGATGATGGCTCCTACGGTAGATCAAATGCAAAGTCTTTACCTTAAGGTAACAACCGGCATTGAAACTGTAAGCAAAGGAAAGATTGTAGTATAATGCCAGCTGCTGCCCGTCAAAACGATACCGACGATAAAGGTCATAAAATAACCGGCGATGTAAGTGCCACGGTTAATATCAACGGTACACCAGCGGCAACAGAAGGTAGTAAAATGGATGATGGCGTAGTTATCAATGGAGCAGTAAGTTCTACTGTAAAAATAAACGGTAAATTTGCCGCGGTAGCTGGTAGCACAACACAAAAGCATGTTAAACGACCTAACCAAAAACAACCGGGTACCATTAATTCTGGTAGCCCAAACGTAAACATCGGTTAAAATAATAGTAGTAGTTTATTTTTGCCTTAAATATACAATAAGGTAAGATTTCTATGGCAATAACACCAAGCATACTTGTAGCATTAAACGGGCTGACACAGGGCAACGGCTTTGTTGTTAATACCGCTATGACCACTTCTATGGCCGTTGCAAATGCCAACCCTTTGATCAGTTCTATTGCCAGTTTGAAAACAGCACCGAACTACAGCACAACAGCAGGTCTAGTAACTGCCGTAAATAGTTTACCTTCTTTTATTGCCAACGTAGGCAATGTGGCCGCCAGCGTAACAACTCAAGCATTGGGTATGTTACCAGAAAGTTCTACCTTGGGTAGTCAAGATTTTATTTTGTTGTTTAATCAAGCAGACAATTATGTTTCTACTACTGCACAAATTAGTTCAGCATTGGCTCAATTTGACAACAAAAGTTTTGGCAGTATGGGAATAGGAGTTAAAAATTATAGTCAAGTGATTACATCCGGTGTGCCTGAATCATTGATTAAACTGGGTCCTGCTATATTAAACTTTGGCACTGTATTTGATTTTGCAAACTTACAAACTCTAGGAACTCCGCAGAATCTTATTTCTAGTTTACTTGCTCAAGGATTTGATAGACAGTTAGGCATTAATCTAAATATCAGTCAAGCCGGCTATGCCGGAGTTGCATTAAAAAATGTGCCAGCCAGTGTATTAAACAACATACTCAACAACATCTCCGGCACAGATCTTGCCACAGTAATATCGCATTGTAATGTGACCACATGTGGTACAGTAAATACCGGTGCCGATTTATTATTGATCGAAAGTTATCTTGCTCCGTCTGTGATCGCCGCATCTGGACTGGATTTAGTCGGCAATGCTGGAATAATTAACCTAGCCAATGCATTATTAAATCTTGGCATGGCCAATGCCACTGCCGCAAAATATTCTGATTTCTTGTCTGCATTAGAAGTGCCTTCACTGACACATTTAGGTAACTTAACAACAGTTTTACCTGTCACTGTAACAGCTAATTTAATAGCAACTCTTGGCACCGGCACAGGAAAATACAACAATCCTGTTATGACAGATTTAATTGGTACAGTAGCAGGTGTAGTGCATACCGAATCGTTTGCCAATATTGTGCAGTCTGCAAATACTGTATCAACTGCCACCGTAGGCCGAACCTTAACTTCAACAGCCACAGCACTGAGATCGGCCTTGGTGTTAAACAGTGGAGTAGCATCTGCCACAACAGCATTTACCAATGCAGTCCTGGGATTCAACACAGCTATCAATACACCAGGAACATTTGCCACAGCCGTTCTGGTTGGCAATCAGGCCATCGCCGATTCCTTAACACAATTAACAACTGAATTGAATAACTTATCAATTGCTGGCATCAGTTTATATTCTGGCACAACCACCACTGGCACCAGCCCAGCTGAGTTTATGTCGTTTGTGACCAAGCTACATGACTATGGAACCGACCGTGGTCAATTTGGCTACAACACAATTATATCTGGAATGGTCAGCAATGACTTGACCGGCGATGCTATACAGGCCGCATTGGTTGAAGGCAGAAATATAGCAACAAGCCAAACAGTCGGCAAGACTACTCCGGCTGTACACAGACCTTAATAACCCGTTTTAACTAGATTTTTGACTAAATTAATGCTATAATAGTAGTATATAACCAGTTATAGTAGTCTATAACTCTGAATCTACATGGTTATATAACTATACGCCCTTCAAAAAGGCGTAAAACAAAGGAGGACTTTATGAGAACGATATTATCAATAGTCGTTGCAGTATTAGCCCTGACCGTAATGGCACCCGGTCATGCAGAAGAAAACGTAAAAAGTTTTTTAGATAACGCAGTAGAAATCAGTCGAGATCAAATCGACAATTGGATTCAAACAATCA